TCCTCAAGATCAAGGACCCCGGGGCGCTCATCAACTGGGCGTACAAGCAGGGCCGCGAGCACGGGCTGCTGGAGGGCCAGGGCAGGGACGCGCCGGGCGGTCTGTACGAAGGCAACGACATCCTCGCCATCGGGACGTGTGTGCACGCCATGTGCGAGGCGTGGGTGAAGGGCGGGAACCCGACGGAGGTGCTCGAGCAGAGCATCGCCGCCGAGACCGTCACCGACCCGGTGTCGTTCCGCGCGCGCGCATCGTCGGCCTACTCGGCCTTTGAGTTCTGGTGCAAGGGCACGCAGCTTGAAATCATCGACTGCGAGGTGAAGGTGATATCCGAGGCGCACCGGTACGGTGGCACCCTGGACTTCATCGGCAGGCTCGACGGCAAGCTCGTGCTCGGGGACTTCAAGACCTCGAACTCGGTCTGGCCGGAGATGCTGTGCCAGTTGGCGGCCTACGCCAAGGCGTACGAGGAGACGACCGGGAACCGGATCGACGGCGGGTACCACCTGCTGCGGTTCAGCAAGGAGAACGGCGACTTCGGCCACCACTTCTACCCGTCCCTGGACGATGATGCTTGGCCGGCGTTCCTGCACCTGCGGGCGCTGCACGATCTGAACGAGAAGCTCAAGAAGCGCGCGGCGTAGGACCATCCCCCCTCGAGTCTGGCGAGAACATTCCCCGGAGCCCGGCCCCGTCCAGACAGCCGGTACCTTATGACGCTACACACACACGCCGGCCCGCTGCCCGCGCATCAGTATGTCTGGATCGACGCGGATGCCATCGGCAAGCACGAGCCGCTGCGCGCGGTCTGGTTCGGGTTGACCTCGTGGCCCGGCCGCGCGTTCGGCTGCCATGTGCTGCTCGAGTGTGGCGCGGTCTACCGCAACGTGCCGCTGCATCAGCTCGCCGCGGTCAAGGACGCCCCGCCCTGGGAGCCGTGGCAGGCCGCGACCTGGGACGCCTACGGGTGGCAGTTCACGACCCTCGAATATCCGTACCTCTCCTCCATGAATGCGAGGGTGCGGCTGCAGGACGGCGCCGAGCACGCCGGCATGTACCTCTTCACCTTGGCGCCGGTCGGCGATGCGTTCAGCGCCTCGCCGGCGCAGAGCAAGGAGTTCTACTTCCTGCAGCTCGACAACGGCCGATTCACGGCGCAGCCCACCAACCAAGTGCTGATAGACGATCGCAGCTGGGTGGACGAGCTCAAGTGGCCGACGTTCCTTAAGCGCCAGCGCGACTGGCACAGCGCGGAGGATTCCGATTGAAGTACCTCTCAGTCTGCAGCGGCATCGAAGCCGCATCCGTCGCATGGCACCCACTCGGCTGGCAGCCGGTCGCGTTCAGCGAGATCGAACCGTTCCCGTCTGCGGTGCTCGCGCATCACTACCCCAACGTGCCGAACCTCGGCGATATGACGCGCTTTGAGGAATGGCCGGTGGAGTTGTTGGCCGAGGTGGACATCTTGGTCGGCGGCACCCCGTGTCAAGCGTTCTCCGTGGCAGGGCTTCGCCGGTCATTGGGCGACGAGCGCGGCAATCTGTCACTCACCTACATCAAGCTCTTGGAGGCCATTGATGAGCAGCGATCCCGTGCAGGGCGACCTCCTGCAATCTGTGTTTGGGAGAATGTGCCCGGATGCCGGAGTACCAAGGACAATTTTTTCGGCTGTTTTTTGGGAGGGCTTGCCGGCGAAGATGAGCCGCTGCAGCCGCCAGGGAAAAAATGGACGGACGCAGGTTGTGTGTTTGGCCCCAAGCGAGCAATCGAGTGGCGGACCCTTGATGCCCAATATTTCGGCGTGGCCCAACGCCGCAAGCGTGTGTTCCTTGTCGCAAGTGCTAGAGACGGGTTCAATCCCGCCTCGGTACTTTTTGAGTTCGACGGCGCGCGCCGGGATTCTCCGCCGAGCCGGCAAGCGCGGCAAGGCGCTGCCGCTGGCGTTGGAGGCGGCGTTGCAAGCGGTGGCGCAGGAGTAGCGCCGCACATTTTCAAAGTCCGCGGCGGCGTCGAGCGCGAGGATGGCAGTCGCGGCAGCACCAACATCGGCAAGCAGGCTGGCAAGGGCTACCTCGGCAGCGAGGAACGCGCCTTTACGTTGGCGGCGGCGCAAGATCAGTTCGTCGCGCAGCCAGTCGCCTTCCACAACCGCCAAGACCCCGACGTAAGCGGCGACATCACGCACCCGCTCGGCGCGAAGGACAACGGGATGGCGGTCGCGCAGCCGGTGGCGTTTGACACTTACAACCAAACGGTAACGGGCGATACCGCGCAAACCTTGTGCAGCCGCGGCGACACGCCGGGCGGGAATGCCCACCTTGTGCCGGCGGTGATGCAGCCGGTGGCGATTGGGTTAGACGAGGAGCAAAACGCTTGCGTGGAAGGGTTCGGCACATTGAAGGCACGCATGGAAGGAGGCGGCTTTGAGGGGTCTGTGATGACTCCCGCTATGCAAGTCCGCCGCCTCACGCCCGTCGAGTGCGAGCGGCTGCAAGGCTTCCCTGACGGCTACACGAACATCCCGTGGCGCAAGAAGCCCGAAGCACCGGACGGCCCGCGCTACAAGGCGCTCGGCAACAGCATGGCCGTGCCGTGCATGGCCTGGATCGGCAAGCGGATCGCGGAGGTGGACCGTGGCGATTGAACTCGACGACTGGGACAGGGAATGGCTCGCGCGCGCGCACAGCGAGGCCGAGTACCGGGCGAAGTGCAAGGAACTGATGGAGCGGTGCGCCGAGTACGGCGCCGAGCTCGAGCAGCTGCGCGGGCAGCGCACCGGCTGCGCGTACCCGAACTGCCTCGACGGCGGCGGGCGGTGTCACGCGATGTTCAAGGGCGAGTGCTCTGGACCGAAAGAGGTGAAGCCGTGAGCGACATCACCCTGCCCCGCGCTGTGGGGCTGCACATCCGAAACTCGTTGCGTGGAATCGTCAATGCTTCGGACGATGATTGCGGCGAGGAAAAATGCCGGGAGTGCGCCCCGGTGCGCGTGATGCGTGAAGCCCTCGCCGCCCTCGCCGCCGCGCTCGCGGAGCCGGAGCCAACCGTCAAGGATTCCTTGACTGTTGACGCCAAGCCGGAGCCGGTGGCCCATGTAGAGAACGGGGTGTTGGTTCGCAGCGCGTTGCCGAAGGGGTACACCGGGCCGCTCTACGCCGCCCCACCGCAGCCGGACGCCATCGCCCGAGCGGTCGAGGCCGAGCGGGAGGCGTGTGCGAAGGTGTGTGATGACTTGGTGTTGGCGCATCCCGGTCGTGCCGACTTGACCGCTGACCAATGCGCCGAGGCTATTCGCGCGAGGGGGGCGCAAATGAGTGACGCGATTAATCCCGATCGCTACAAGCAGGGCGATAAGGATTGCATCGACGCGATTAATCCTAATCACTACAAGCAGGGCGACAAGGAAGGCATCGACGCACTTCGCGCCGCTTTGTGGAACGGCATCCGTGCGAGGGGGAGCAAATGAGCCTCGCCCTGCTGACCGAGGTCCGCGACGCCCTGCGGCGGCTCGACCCCGCCTGGTGCGCCGTCAACGGTAAGGAGCAGATCGGCGACGAGGAGCTTGACGAGCTCATCGCGCGCGTCGAGGATGCCGTGGAGGATGGTGATGGAACGCCCGCCTGACTTTGACGCCTTCTTTCGGCTGCTGCGCGACGCGATCATCGCGGCGATCGGCATCCTGCTGTTCTGCGCGCTTCTTGTGGAGGTGATGACATGAGCGACCCCATCAACCCGAACCATTACAAGGCCGGCGAGATCGAGTGCATCGACGCCATCGAGGCGCAGCTCTCGCCGGCGGAGTTTCGCGGATACCTGCGCGGCCAGGTGGCCAAGTACAACTGGCGGCTCGGGCTGAAGGATTCCGTGGAGCAGGACGCCAAGAAGATGCTCTGGTACGCCTCGATGCTGGCCGGCGTGGACCCGAGAAAGCGCTAGACCGCCTCTCCCCGGAACCACGCCTCCCCTCCATCGACCACCACGATCTCGGGCGGCAGGAGCCGACCCTCGCGGAACGTGAGCACCGCGAAGCCCGACGCCCAGTTGAGCGGGCCCGCCTCGACGTAGGTGAACTGCGGGCCGCCGACGTCGGCCATCGTGCCGGTGTCTACGCCGTATCTACGGCCGCGGTAGTCCGCCCAGGGCGTGACCTTTAGCTGGTGCAGGTGGCCGTGGACGTAGCTCACGCCGGCCTTGAGGGTCGAGTTTATGGCCGCGTGCAGGCCGCCGCCGACCGGGCGGTGCCGGATGCAGACCCAGCCGTCGGTCTTGGCGTTGAGGTGCAGCGCCCAGCCGGCGCGCCACTTGGGCAGGAAGTCGAGCAGCGTCGAGCCCGGCATCCCCTCGACCTCGGAGACGCGGCCGGAGAGGTAGTTCTCGAAGCGGGCGTCGTGGTTGCCGATGGTGCGCACGAGCTTGGCCTTACCCGCCGCTCGAGCGATCTCGGCGCAGCGGTCTTGCACGGCGTGGATCTCGTCTCGGAGCTGCGGCTGCTGCTCCCACATGATGCGCGGGTGGCGGCTGATGCGCGCGCCGTCGAGGATGTCGCCGTTGAGCACGATCATGGCGGGCTTGAGCGCCTTGGCGAGACGGCAGAAGGCCTCATGCGCGACGGTGACGATGCCGGGCCAGTAGTGGCAATCGGAGGCCACGAGCACCACGCCGTCGGTGATGGTGTCGTGCATCTCGCCCTCGTACTTCTCGGCGCGTTCTGCGGCGAGGGCGTTGGCGCGGCGTCCGGCGAGGCTCTGCTCTCCCGTGCCGCGGATCGGGTTGATTGCCTCGAGCGCCATGCCATACTTCGCCTCCATCGACCGGCGGCGGCTATAGACGCTGCGCAGTCCGATGTTGAGCGCCTTGGAGACGAGCGTGGCCTTCTTGAGCCGCCGCCAGGCGGCGATGAACTCCTGATCCGATGCGGTCAGCGGCACGGCTTGGCTCCAGAGTCGAAGGTCGTCAGGGACTGATGGAGCAGGCTCGCCA